ACTTATGTCTCACCTTTCGTTGGTAGATTAGAAGATAACTCTCACTCAGGTGTAGAAGTTGTTCGTTCTATAGTTGATATCTACAAGAAGCACAACATCTATACTGAAGTGTTAGCAGCATCTATTCGTGACGTTGCTAAGGTTACACTCGCATTCTGGAATGGTGCTCATATTTGTACCATACCACCAAAAGTATTCAACAAGATGTACGATCATGTGTTAACAGACGCAGGATTAAAAATCTTCGATGAAGACCACAAAACCACCTTCTCTTCTACTGATGAAAGAGTTGGTGGCGATTTAGATGCTATTGATGGTATGGAATATAATTTTGTAGACGATGGATTTACTTACACCATCGACACACCTGAGACACAGGGACTTGTCGATTTCGGTGACATAGATACAGGTACAGGATTCATCCCCTAATCTATTTTAATTTCAGATTTATTCTGACCAATAACTAACGACCCACCTTTATGAAGGGATGCTGTATATAAATCAGCAAATTCTTTTATATAGATGGGTTTTATTAATTTAATTTTTTCTTTCTCAGCATTCAATCTCTCTTCATACTGATAGTATGTCACAGGTGATACTGGATTTACAGTTACACCCGCAGACGCAGTTCCATCATAATATGTGACCTGATAGTTACTTGGAACTCTAAGTCCTGCCTTTACAATTTTACGATTCAAAGCATCAGTAACCTCCGTTGTCTCATACATCATGATGGCAGCGGGGTTTTCATATTTTGTGTACACATAGTCTCTTAAAGCATCAGATGTACGTGGCCATTGTTCATGGTAGTTAGTGATGTTATTCACTATCATGATAGTCCAACCTAAGTCTGCCTGTTTATAATAGTTAAATGCTATTGATTCTGGTGTGTCACCAGTTTTTATGAAGACATCATCAAAGATAACAACAGAGGCTAAGTAATCGTCTCTTATATTATTTCTTCTCCATAGATTCTTGGCACGATAATACTTAGGATCTAAAAGTTGATCCGTATAGTTGTATAGTACATTGGGTGCGTTCTGAAATAAACTCATTAGAATCTACCTGTTTCTAGATCAGCAGATGTAAGTGCTGTTGTCTCAGCAAATGTACAACTGACAGTTTGTAATGGGATTTCACCACCCTTAGTGGTGATAAAATTATTTGATGGTGATGCGTTTACATTAAGATTAGTAAGAGCACACATCTTAGAACGTGGCATCATTGGATGTGGTTGACCACCATCAACAACAGCACCAAATTCATCTATAGCACCGAACCATGGTTCCAGTTTGAATAGATCTGGGAAACCTAGTACACCACCAGTTCCTTTAGCGTTAGCAACAGGATGCATACCAGTTTTAAATCCATTGATTATCTTATCAATATTTTCTGCTTCCTCAGCATCACGAGCAAAGAACTCGAATGATAATGAGAAGGATCTCATTTCCATTTTACTGAACATCATGATGGCGTTCTCATTAGGTGCTAATCCTGCTAGTCCTAAGAAGTTTGCTGGCTGTGTGATGTCACTGTTTACACCAAGTGGATCTGTTGCTCCCTTAAATGCTTTACCAAGAGATTTAGATATATCCATACCCGCTTGATCATTCAATCCATCTGTAAAGTTAGATCCAATCTGACCGAGTGCGTCAGTCACACCCGCAATAGTACCTGTAGCAAGCATCTGACCGATAGCCCCAGTAGGGTCATCAAGAACTCTTGCCATGGTTCCTAACTTGAATGTGTTTCCCCATGATGCACCATATGAATATTGAAACTCATTAGGCATGGGTAGACGATATATTGTAGGGACTGTATCCGCAGTCTCATATGATTCATTCTTTATGTCAGCTAACTCGTTAGCATTTTCAATGACAGTTCCGTCCTGTAGTGTGATAGGACCGTCTCTGAATAGATGCTCATACTCACCTTTTGCTATTTTTGCTAATACTTGTTTTCTTCTCTTCTCTGCATTCTTTACACCAGCTCTACCTTTTCCTTTACCTATATCAGACAACGCAAGTGCTTGTAGTTCATTGTTGAGTGCTTCCATTCTTTGATCGCCCTCAGTAGTTCCACCGTCTGTACCTCCATAGAGGAACTCATTACCTTTTCTTACAACGTCAGTTACACCACCAATATTACCTAGTCCTGTCTGAGCATCGTTCTGACCTGATTCTCTCGCAGCTTTTAATCCTTCATTATACTGATACCTAGTGATCTTAAAATAAGATGCAAGAGGGATATCAGTCAAACCTTTAGGGTAGGTTCGATCATCGCCATATAATACTCTATTTCCAGCCATTATCTATTTGTATGGAATTGTTCTAGTGGTAGTTGACTCATTGCCTGCATATCCTCCTCTGGTATCTCGAAGAATAAGTTGTCGGCATTCTTAGGTATGTAGTAACGAAGTGTCTCCATAGGAGCTTCTTCTTTATTTAGTGACCCAAGACGAGCTTTTGGTCTAAGGAAGTGAATGTTCATACCTAACAGTCTATCATTCTTAATTTCCATGAGTTTTATTAGTGGGTACTCATCCCATTTCTTTATACTATCTCTGTATTTGGGATCATATTCAAAGAAATACCACTTACCTACCTCTGGTTGTTCTGTGGCATTGTCGTAGAGTGCTTCAAATATTTTTTCTCTTAGCTGAGGTTTACTTACTTTGCTTCCTCTTAGACTTTGGAGCAGAGTAGTTAATTCTGAGCTCTCGCTCTGTGATGAGTCGGAAGTTGATTCCTCTGTCATCGCAGTATTCCTGAGCTGCCCTCCACTTTGCATGGTTTTTAGCATAGGTCATGACCTCCGTGATGTACCGTTTGGTTTGACGTTTCTGGGGTTTAGGTTCTTGTGTTTGCTTCAGAGGTTTGACCTCTACCAGATATTGCTTAGTTCCTGTTGGTTCCTTGATCTTTACCCAGAAGTCTGGGAAGTATCTATGCACCTTATTATCTGTAGGACATTTGTATGGTATTACTATCTCCTCAGATGACCAACTAACAACTGCTCTATCGCTATCACACCAATTCATGAACTTGAGTTCCCAACCAGACCGATAAAATATCTCAGTCGGATCTCCCTTATATTTCTTATAATTCTTAGGTTTGAATTTACCTTGTTTTAGAGACATAAATAAAAATACCACCCCATATGGGTATTTATGACTCTCAAAAGCGTTACATCCTTCATATCAGACCTACAGACCAGAGGAGGACCTAGTTCTACCAATCAATTTGATCTGGAGTTTGCTTGTGGCGACAAGTTGAAGCAGTTCATGCAGGATGAATATCAGATAGAAAATACATCTTATAATAACCTCATGGTTGACATGATCAATGAGGCACAGATACCTGGCGTGTCATTAACCAGTCAGGATGTGAAGCAAGTACACAAGGGTATCACTATGAAACCCGCAATGGCAAAGGTATATAATGAGATGGACTTCTCATGTATACTTGATGTCAAGTCAGAAGCATTTAAGTTCTTCACAGCATGGCAACAGTTTGTACAAGGTGCTGACGTTGGTGATCCTGGCGTACTATCAGGTAAGAAGGAAGCAAGAGCATTAGCTCAACACTACTATAATGACTATACATGTGATACAATAATAAAGAAGTACGAAAAATTTTCTCCAGATACAAACAACCTACAACCCACAGCAAACTATCACGTGTTCACCGTACAGTTGCGTAAGTCATATCCATATATGATGTCATCTATACCTTACAGTTCAGCAGGATCTGGTGTTGTCAAGTTAAGTATAGGTATGTACTATGAGTATGCTGAGTACACTCCGTTCAAGTTTGAGCAGAGAGTACAAGTCTCAGGAACCTGATATATAATATATACGGACTAATTTATTATGCCATTACCTGATATTGTTACGCCAACCTACGAGTTGGTCATACCTTCATCGAAGAAGAAATTAAAATATCGCCCTTTCCTTGTTAAAGAACAGAAGATTCTGATCCTAGCACTAGAAGAGAATGATAGTGTACAAATACTAGAAGCGATAAAGAATATATTTAAAGCATGTATCATCACTAGGTTCAAGATGGATGACCTATCTATCTTTGACGTTGAATACATCTTCCTACAATTACGTGGTAGATCTATTCAAGAGACTATTGATGTAGAAGTTCCATGTGATGATGACCCTGAGACTAAAGTACCAGTGTCATTCCCAGTGGATGCTGTCAAAGTTAACTTTCCAGACGGACATGAGTCAACAATTAAATTGACTGAGGACATCGTGGTACAGATGAAGTATCCTAACCTAGAGTACTTTACTAAGGTTAACTTCACAGAAGAGACCACTGACCCATACGAGTTAGTGTCATCATGTATAGACAGAGTATATAATAAAGGAGAAGATTGTGGATCCTTCACAGCAAAAGAAGCTCAAGCATGGTTGGAGAAACTTACTAACGATCAGTTTGAAAGTATCCAAAACTTCTTTGACACTATGCCTACTCTTAGGCATGAGCTTACAGTTACTAATCCTAAATCAGGTGTTAAAACGAATGCAGTCATCGAGGGATTAGTCAATTTTTTCGGATAGCCCTGTTCCAAGAGGGGTTAGCAAGATTCTACACAACGAATTTTGCCTTGGTGCAACACCATAAATATACCTTGAGTGACATAGAAAATATGATCCCATGGGAGCGTGACATTTACGTCAATATGCTCTCCAAGTGGTTAAAGGATGAAAGGGAACGTATAGAGAAAGAGAAACGGACACGTAGATGAAGGCTCGCGTCGCTGCTATGTTTGGTATTAAATTACTGCCTGTGTCAGGTAGTATGGTTTCTAGTGCCAAAAATATGCTCGACACTGAGATGGAATATATTTCATATCTCAGAAATAGGAAGAAGATGTTCTTCATGACTCAGGTTCAACAGACCAAAGTCACAGTTGTAAGTAAGAAAAGAAAAGAAGCAGAGAAGAAGGTAAAACAGAAAAGCAAGAGTGGTCTAACTATACCTAAAAAATATTTCAAGAATAAAGGTAAAGACACCCTCAAACAAAGGATGAAGAAGGTGAAGGGTAGGAACCCTATCGTCAAACTGAAACGTAAGATGAAGGCAGGGGGACTGAAAGTTGGTCGTAAGGTCAACCGAGTCCTCAAGATAGACAAAGCTAAAAAGTTTATGTCTAGGCAAGGTCAGAAACTAGGAGCACAGGTAAAGAATGTAGGTAAGAAGGTAGGAGGAAAGGTACTCCAGACGGGTAAGACAGCTCTATCAGCAGTCAAAGATAAGGGTGCCAACCTAGTCAATAGAGTAATACCAAAGTCAGCTAAGAAGAAAGTAGTACAGAAGTTAGTCAAGACTGGTGCTAAGAAAGGATTACAGAAGGCAGGAGCAAAGGTAGCAACTAAAATGGCTGCTAAGACCGCAGTCAAGATAGGACTGAAGAAGATACCAGTCGTAGGTTTGATAGCTGGACTAGGTTTTGGTCTTCAAAGATTAGCGAAGGGTGATATAACTGGTGCTCTCATGGAAGCAGGATCAGGTATAGCATCTACAATACCAGGTCCTGGTACTGCTATATCAGCAGGACTGGACGCAGCTTTGGTTGCTAAAGATGTCACTGGTATGAAGGACGGTGGTGAGGTAACTTCACCTACACGAGCACTGATAGCTGAGGGTGGTGAACCAGAACTTGTTGTACCACACTCTAAGTTAGGTCCTGTATTCCGTAATCTATTAAGTAAAGTTGGTAACATACTAACAGATGTCACTACGGGGTTCTTGTCTACATTGCCCGTACCAACAGCAGAATCATCAAGGATATTGGGTGAGACAGCGAAGATAGCAGCAGTATTTGGACAGAAGGGAAAGCCTCTAGCAGTGTTCAAGGGTGGTAAGATAGCAAAGATGGCTTCAGGATTCCTGAAGAGGGTAGGCGGTGGTGCCATGGGTCTAGCTAAGTCAGCACTCAAGATGACACCTATGGGACTAGCAGCTGGTGCAGTTGGATCAATGTTCAATAGACCCGCTAAGGCAGAGACATTTAGGAAGAGAAAAGTAATTAATAAGATATCAACTGTCAATGGTGTAACCACTTCAGAATCATGGGATTCAGATAGTGCTACATCATACGGGAACTTCCCAATCACTGATACCTATGGTTCAACTGAAGGGAGACAAAAACCTCATGGTGGTGTGGATATAGGAACTCCTGTAGGTACACCCGTAGGATTTACTGAGGGTGGTAAGATTCTAGCAGCTGGTAAGTTTGGAGGATATGGAAATATGATGGATGTCTGGTTACCACAGACTAAGATACAGATGCGTATAGCACATCTAAGTAAGTTCATCAAGAGAACTGGTGAGTTTGTAGCAGGAGAGAAACTTGCTGAGACTGGTGGAGAGGTAGGTGATCCTGGTGCAGGTAGTTCCACAGGACCTCACCTTCACTTTGAGGCAGATAATAAGAAGAATTCAACTAGGTACGGTGGAGCAGGAAATCCTATGCCTTATGCTCCTTTACTATCATTCACTGCTGTTGAACCTCCAGCTGAGTCTGGTAAGGGTGGAGTTAGCTATGGTTATCCTTTATCACAGACAGTCAAGTGGCCAACCAGTAATGGTGCTATGGGAGGTCCTGGTTTACTTGGTGCTGTAGGTGGGTTGTTTAGTAACATGTTTGGTGGTGGTGGCAAACCACAGAAACCTAAGATGATTCCTTATCCAGTGCCTGTGGCAAAACCTATACCAATACCTGTGACTAAAGTCGTGACAGTCGAAGCAAAGGTAATGGATGCTTATGGTGTCGATACATTCTCAGGGAGATACGTTAAGTTATGAGCAAGAACATGGATAAATTTCCCAGTATAGATGACGTACATGAGGTTCTAAGTGATCTTACGAAACTCTTTGATGATCGTAATGATCTGCTCAAGTCAATGTTCAAGGAGGACAAGTATAAGGACTTCTTGCTTGCTGAGAACATGCAACAACTTGCTGAGGCAGACAAGAGAGATGACTCAGCTAACGGTAGGATAAAGAAAGACTTAGCAAATGGTTATGAGGTATTGAAAGCTCAGACCACGATGAAGAAGTTTGCTAACTTCATATCGCCAGGTGCTCTCCCTCCTATGGATCTGACCTCATCAGATGACTACAGCGAAGATGATGACTATGTAGAAGAAGAAGCACCCGTAGAGAAAGAAGCACCAGAGAAAGGTGACAAGGGAGATAAGGGTGATGATGGTGCTGACGCAGAGATTGTAGAACCTAAACCAGATAAACCAAAACCAAAGAGTAGAGTATTCAGTTGGCAAAGACAGCAGACACCTAAACTTAAACTACAGGAGGGTGGTGCTGTAGCTCCATCACCTATGATGAACTCTCTAACTCCAACAGCTGGGCAGAGACCTGAAACAAAATCAGGTGTCAAGTCACTAGAGAGCTTAGGACTGGTAGGTAAGAAGAACGTTACCAGTGAGCTGACTGAAGATTTAGGACTAGAAGACTATAAGAAAGCACTAGCAGATGCCATGGCACTACCACTCAAGGCAGTGGCAGCTGGATTAGCAGGGTTGCTAGACAATATAGACGTGCCAGGTGGTGAGACAGCAGCAATCGAAGGACAGGTATCTAAGGTAGGAAAGACATTTGGTGTAAAAACTAAGAAGAAAAAGAAAGAAAATAAACTCATGAACTTTGTACAAGGTGGTGGTATAGTCGGTGCCTTGGGTAGAATGTTTGGTGGCGGTAAGAAGAAGAAAAAAGGTCCGCAGACATATGATGAAGCAATGGCAGAATCAGATGCGTACGCAGCTGAGGTTCAGAGGATAGTTGATCCCTATGGTTCAGATGATACCATGGAAGATTATGAACCAAAAGGAGGTCCGTCACTTGTAAGGAGTGCACCTGGTTACTTAGGCATTGGTGGTGCATCACATGAACCAGTAGCACCTGACACCTTATCAACATCAGGTGACACTAAGATAGATGCTATGAGAAATAGCATCACTAATATCACACAGGGTGCTAAGAATATGATGGCAAATGCCCCTATGGTTAGAGGTATCAAAGCAGCTGGTGGAGTCATATCTAAACTTCTAGGTAAAGTACAACCTGCATCAGAAGGTAGTCAATATAATAGTCAAGATATAAACACTCTAACGAACCAAGTGATGATGGAGAACGAGCAGATGTTCAACCAACAGACTGATATAGCACTCGGTGCAATGGGTGATTCGTCAGACGAAGGTACAAAGGCGATCATGGCAGCTATAGCAAAGATGGGTAACACTCCCATGGGTATTGGTGAGGAAGATCCACTACCTCCTGCACCTCTAAAACCTAGCAAGCATCTACTACATAGCATTAGTATTGTAGATGGAGGACAGACACCCCACGACATAGTATGAAGAACGAAAGTAATTTTGAACTACTAGACCTAAAGATAGGTATGTCAATGTATGATCCAGAACTGGATCAGCAGGGTATGATAGTGCAACCATTTACCAGTAATAACTTGTTAGAGTTACATTATATCGAGGACATCACTAAGTCAAATGTATTGGTAATACTTAAACTGAATGACTCATCGTCATCAGTTCTATCAAACATACAAGGTATGGAACCTATCGACATCAGCTGGACTGACACCTATGATAATGTGATCACATATAGTATGATCATATACGATGTCAAGGATAGGATGGTTGTAGATGGTAAGAAATCACAGGCAACTCTCTATTGCGTTTCAGTTGATGCAGTTAAAAATTCTGCTAAAAAAATTTCCCGTAGATTTGGTAAGGGAGGAGGTAAGTTTACTCATGAGTTAGTAACAGAGTTGATGAAGACAGAGATAAAGACAGACAAGACAGTTGACGTTGATGAGAGTGCTACTAGACTATCCTTCGTAAGTCCATACTGGGATCCATATACGATTATCTCATGGTTAGCATGGAGATCTATATTACAGGATGGTAGTGGTAAGAAGAGTGCGGGGTACTTATTCTATGAAGACAGAAGAGGATATCATTTCAAAGCAATGGATGGTTTGGTAGAGCAACCAAAGGCTAAGGATATAAAGGTAAATTTCTCAGCAGATGAGTTAGATGAAGAAACTATTGCTGTAGATGGATTCACTGTAACAGGTGCGTCGGACATATTCCGTGGTCTCAACCTCGGTAGTTATGCTAGTACCACGTTTACACTAGACATGAAGGACTTCAAGTATGAAGAGGTTCCCTTCTTTATTAATGACTTCTATTCTTCAATGAAGAAACTAAACCCAACAGCAGAACTACCAGAGTTCTTCAGAAGATTTGGTGGTACTGAACTGGGTGGTGCACCGACTAGAATTATGTCTAAGGTCATGGACACAGCTATGTACACAGAAGGTACGTACACACAAGACCTTACCAGACAGCTCAGTCAGTCCATGATTAGGAACCAGTTGTTTTTCAGTCAGTCAGCTACCTTCCAGTATGAAGGTAAGATGGACTTATACATCGGAGATGTAGTTATGGTAACTAAATATGATGCTAAGTCTGGTGAAATAAACGTTGAGGATAGTGGTCGATACATAATAGGTAAGATATATCGTCAATTCTTGACAGAGAGAGACACCATGTCTACTCAGGTCACACTGTACAGAGATAGTGTAGGATGAATTTAGAAAGTGCAGCACATGCCATCGGTAAAGATGGGTTCAACTGGTGGATAGGACAAGTCGAGAACGACGGGTCAGATCCAGAGAACAATGGTGAGGAGTCACTAGATTACGATTATACAGGTAAGGTTAAGGTTAGAATTGTAGGGTATCATAACCCAGACAAAGAGGTACTACCAACCAGAGATTTACCTTGGGCATCTTGTATCATGCCAGCTGTCTATGCCATGAAGAGTGGCATGGGTTCTATCCAACAGTTACAGGTTAGCTCATGGGTGGTTGGATTCTTTATGGATGGATCCTCAGCTCAGATACCTATCATCATGGGTAGTATCAGTGACCAGAACCCAAATGACATATACACTAAACTACCAGAAGAGAGTAGTAAAGCATATCAGCAGATACATGCACCAGACTATGATCCAGACAAACATGGTACAGGTGGTGGTATAGTTGGTGGTACAGCTGACACAACATCAACTGATTCCAGTACAGGTAACACAAGCGGTCCTGTACAACAAGAAACTACTGAGGAAGATACAGTCTCAACAGTCAACCCACGTGGTGATGCACAGCAACAGACTGAGGCAATGAAGAAGGCTGATGAGAGAAAGAAATATACTATACATGTAGGTAATGGTAAGTGTGGTACACCCGCAGATGTGAAGATCAAGGGTGCTACTGCTGAGTTCCTAAAGTTTGCTAGAGGTATAGAGAAGAACGATATAGGTGAGTTTATCAATAAAACTACAGGTAAGATAGAAGACGTAGCAGGAGAGATAGAAGCGATCCAAGATAGGATCCAAGGATTCATGGGTGGTGTATTGGCTAACGTCAAGGGTACAGTATTAAAAGAGACACAGAAGCACATACAAGAGGTTATCAATGACATCAAGATTCCTGATCCAGATTTATTAGATCCAGCTGTGGATCAGCTCAAGAACATAGGAGATCTTGTTGACTGTCTCTTCAAACAACTCTTCAATGAACTGGCAGATGTCATCGGTGGACTGCTGAATGATCTTATAGGACAAGCACTAGACGCTGCGTTGTGTTTGGCACAAGATATATTCTCAGACTTGTTTGGTGGATTGATGGACAAGTTGATGAAAGGTCTTGACACTGCACTAGGTATACTTGATGGTGCATTGAGTGCTATCAAGAACAATGCTGCTCTCATCCAACAGATTACAAACAAAGTATTAGATCTCATCGACATGGTTTGTGAAGGTGATCTATCTTGTGCTCTTGGATTATCAACATTCGAGACAGGAGCAGGAGGTAAAGAGAGTGAAGGTGATAAACAAATGAAACAGATGAGTCAGTATAGTGATGCTGCGAAGAGTGCATTGAAAGATGGTAAGACTCAGCTAGTTGGCACAGCTATACCTAACTCACGTGGATGGGTTCCAGTCACCAAGTTGATAGGTGGTCAACTTGTTAAGAAAGCATTTAACACTAAGAATGGTGAGTTCGCAGAGGTTGGAGCTGCGGGTACAGGTGTAACATCTAAGACATTTGAGAAAGGTAAGAGTTTAATAGAGAAGTTTGACAGTGTATATCCTATACGTGCATCAGATGGTACGATCAACTTTGATACTCTAAACTGTAGTCCAAGCAACACACGTAAGAAACCTTGCTTCCCAGAATTAATTTTTGACAATGCACAGTCTACAAGTCTCATCAGAGCGTTACCTATCATTGATGACATAGGTGCCATGGTGGGTGTGTTGATGAGAAACAAAGGATCCAATATCAATACCACTGCTAAGGTCAGAGCTATGTTCACATGTAATGAACCAGAAGGTGTTGGTGCTGATTTGACCCCTATTATTAAAAATGGTAAGATAGAGAAGGTACGGGTAAACAAACCAGGCGTAGGTTATGGATTAGATCCTGACAATACATATTGCCCAAGAGAACAGAGATTCTTCCTTGTAGATAAGGTAGAATTAAATGACTATGCTGACACAGGAGATGTACTATTCTATCAAGAATCAGATGGTGATCCAAATACAGCAATACTACAGGTGATAGAGTATGATTACGATAACACTGGATTGGTTGCTCTAGCAACACTAGAGAAGACTGATATGATTCCACCTGGTCTGAAGGTACAGACACTTGGTGGTTCATTTAAGTTCCAACTTAATCCACTCAAGGAGTTCTATGACCTCGCTATTCCTGCTAATGCTACAGCATTATATGCTAACTGTGATGACATACTACCAGTGCTTGACACTATCGACATCACGAACGTAGGTAAAGGATATAAAAATCCTAAGATATATGTCGGACCTAATGAGATAGGTGACATATCTACTGATACACAGGGTAGACTACTCACCCCAACTATCAGCACAAAGACACTAGGATTTGTACGACCTCGGATCGTAGATCCAGAAGGATATGGTGCTAACATTGTACCTACATATCAGTACGTAGGACCTACTAAATTCAACGAAATATTTGAATCTCAATCTTACATTGATTGTGTTGGTCATCCACCAAATACAACAATACAGGTTGAAGAAACAGCACAGGTATCAGGTGTGTCAGACCCATCAGGCGGTACAACTACCATAGCAAGTGGTATTACAGAGACACCAGACACACCTGTTACAGTTGATCCACCTACAGAAAATACAACACCACCACAACAAAATGATCCACCTAGCAGTGGTGGCGGTGGCGGTGGTAACTATGGAGGAGGTTACTAATGGCTAGACAAGATACCACACAGACAAATCTGTTCGATGGTAGTGAAGAGAGTAATGATAATCCTCAACACATCACGAACTATCCGAAGAACTGGGTTACAGTGACCTCAGCGGGTCATGTAATGGAATTTGACAATACGAAAGAGGGTGAAAGGATCAGAATAATCCATGGTGCGACTGGTTCTTTGATCGAAATGGACGAAGAAAAGGATACTTATATCATCAGTGCAAGGGATTTACACCTAAATAGTGACAGAACGACCACCCTTAAGGTCGGAAAAAACAAAAAGGACGACAAACTTATCATTCAAGTTATCGGTGATGCTCACCTGAATGTGGAGGGAGACCTACACACAGAGGTAGAGGGCAATAGGTATGACAGAGTAGACGGTGAGTATCAACTAAAGGTTGGTGGAACTATGATGATAGATTCCACATCCAATATTGGTATCAATGCTGACAATGAACTCAGAGTTATAGCTAACTCTATTAACGAAAGATGCACCTTCAAGAAGCTGGACATGCAGGGAGGTGGTCAGTTAACAGAGGTTATAAAAGGTAACCGTGTGATCAGGATGGATAAAGAAGGAGGAACGTTCGCGTTAGAATCAGCGGGTGACCTTCGATTTAATGTCAAGGGTTGTCAGTATGACAACGTTGGTAGAAACAGTTTTACAGAAGTCCAAGGCAAGGTAAAAACCGTTGCTCATGGACAAAATATTGATTGTATAGAGGGTGGACAACCCTCTGGTATGGATGTCTCAACCAGTAGCGGAGTAGGTTGGGAACTCCAGACAGGCGGTACAGATGTTAAGATAAACACAAACGATTTTATGATGAGTGCATCAGGCACTGCGAATATGTCAGCATCTGGAAGCGAATTTAGAATCACATGTAATAACGGAATCTACTTGAATTGACATTCTGGTGTGAATGTACTATAGTAAAGGAACAGACCACATGTTTGGTATGACAATATCTTCTAGTCAAGCTAAGACTCTCGTTGATTTTATCAACGCTGAGAAAGCAAACTACATAGAAGAAAAAGTTAAGGGGATACCCACCCAGAAGAATGCTATGGAGATCTATAAAGAGATTCATGCTGATCTGGAGGAGATTAAGCACTATGCTACTGACATCATCAAGTATGCCAGATGTCATAGTGGCACAATGTCCACCCCAAATGCTTACCCATTGCCTTATCATAAAGACAGTGATTATGAAGATCCATGGAAACAGACTACTTAAAACAATGTGAGGTGGATATAACCGCACGTCGGTTTACTCTTACCAGTGAAAAATCTGAAGTACAGGTTCTTGACTGTGATGACTCTGAACAATTCATGAGGGTATTAGAATTTGTTAGAGCGACATGCCAAGTAAATGAAGTATCGTACAAGTATTAATTATGTCACACTCAGCAACGTTCTATAAGATCAAAGATATCTTACGTGCTGCCCCCAAACCAGTAACAGATGAAGTGCTACTTGAGGTAGCGTCACTTGCTATTGCTGAGACGTTGGGTGATAGAAATGTTGAACCTGTTAAATGGGACAGCAAAATTATGGATGACCTTTTGTTAGACTCACTCGACATGGTTGAGTTAGTCATGTTTCTTGAGGAATGCTTCAGCGTAGAAATACGAGACGAGCAAGCAGGAGAGATAGTCACCGTTGGTGATGCTATTACTATCGTCAAGGAAAACAAAGCAGGGAAACCACGCAAGGTAGACAAGCGTAAGGTTAGTAAGTCATTCGCTCAACAAACAGAAGCGAGGGCAGAAAAACAAGCAAAACTTGACGCTGATATTGATAAAGCGTTAGATGAAGACTAAAAAAATATTTTACAATTATGTTGTAGGTGGAAGTGAACAAGCATTTGCCGACGAGTCTGAACTAGATTTCTGGGCAGACGATTACTTTGAGGCACCAACCCCTGCTCTCAAAGACTATCCTACAACATATAGACATTACCAATGCCCTGCTTTCAAAGAATATTACAAAAACACATGGGTAATGAGACAGTCTTTCCCCCTTGGGTTCATATATAAATCTACCGAGAATAGAATTGAGTCAAACTTAGATCAAACTAACTTTGATGCTTATTTTATGCTTGGTGATGGATGGACAGATGGAGAACACCCAGAGGTACAGTTCAAACAAGGATATTGTTTTTGGACAGAGGATACCGATGTGTGGTTGGAACAATTCCAACATCCAGACATGTCACGACTAGGACTAGACACAGTGTCTGGTGCCTTTCCAATTTCGGTATGGCAACGACCTATTAACTTAGGATTCACTATCAGGAACTATGACCAAAACATCTGGCTCGAAAAAGGATCCCCGCTTTGCTATGTTAGATTCTCTAGCCAAAGAACAAGAGATGTCAAATTCACTCTTGAAAAACGATCAATCCCTAAAGAAGTGCTTAAGCGACAACTACAAAGCTTGTGGCTCAAAGACTGGCACAAAAACTTCTCATGGAACCTCATCAAACAAAGATTGAGGAAGGAAGAGGAGAAAGAAAACAAATGCCCTTTTGATTTTTTATGGAAGAGATAACTCAACTATACAAGGAGTTTCGCACTATTGACGGAATAGGTGTCTGTAAGGTATACTTTATAAATGGTATAGCATTCTCATTTGATGAGGATGACACACCTGACAACCTACAGACAGTCAGTATTGCTGAGGAAAAACCTCATTTATCTAATGAAGACCTATATAAAGGTAGTTCTTACCTTTTAGAAGAGGGATTTGAGTTGGATATTCTCTTAGAGGATATCAACGACGATTTGTTTAACGACAATGAAGATAATTCACCATACCACAAAATACCAAAAAGATACTAATGCAAAACTCGGAGAAAGACATCCGAAAAACCGCCAAGAAAATTATTAAAGACAAGCAAAACTGGTCTCCTGCTGAGAGACAGTATGCTAAACTTATTCGTAAGAGATTGAAAAAGACTGAAGAATGATCGTTTCGTTATTTCCGACACCACTGCTAGTCAGTGAGTTTGACTTTAGACCCGAACTATTAGAGTGGGTTAAAAAACATTATGAGCACAGTGTGTACCATGAAGGCAACTCATCCTCAGCAGGATGGCACTCGGAGTATAATCTACACGAACAGCAATCATTCCTTGAACATTCTTTACTAATATATGCTCACATAGCACACTCTATGAGAAATTTGAGTGATGCTCCATTCATTATTAATAGTATGTGGGCGAGTGTAAACAAGACAGGCGATTATAATTATTCACACACTCATTTGGGTGTGGACTTTTCTGGTGTCTTGTATTTACAAACTCCATTTAATTGTGGTGATATCGTGTTTGAAGATGAGAACGCAAGATTTAGATATAACTGGAAGTTAGACGAAGAGATCAAAGAGGAGAAAGGATACCATGATAGTATGTGGTTCCATCCTACTGTTGGTCGTTGCTTAATCTTCCCTGCTCATCTTAGACATCACGTAGAAAGAAACCAATCAGAGACAGATCGTATCAGTATAGGATTTAACTTGAAGTTCCGATGAAACTATCTAATGGTGAGGTTATAATTATAGATGATCTGATACCTTTACAACAACAGATCAACCTATATGTAGAAGCATGTTCACTACCATATAGACTGGTAGGTAGTAATAAGTATGACGTACAAGATATAAAGACACAGAAACCAGTATCATATTTGGATCAGAAATGGGTGGTAGAGAACTTCTTTACTGATGGTATCGCAGGGTTCCTTGATGATTATGTTCCTGCTAATGTAGAGACAGCATACATCAACTGTGGTATTCATAGTGAGAGTCCTGATGTACACGTGGACAGTTCACGCAAGGGAGACAAAACTCTGCTATACTATATGAATAGAGAGTGGAAGCACGAGTGGGGTGGTGAAACTATACTGTTAGGTGATGACGCACAAGAAATAGAATTTTGTACACCATACAAACCTGGCAGAATAATTATATTTGACAGCACTATACCACACGCAGCTCGACAGCAATCGTTTGCTGCTCCATTGTATAGATTTACGTTAGCAATCAAGTTCAATGCTTGAAGAATTTCTTGAGTGGTTTGAGGGAGAGTATAACAACTGGTCACAGGCATCCAGTTGGCCGTCTTACTATGCTCATGTATTACTATCACACACTAGACTAGATGGTACTAGGTTCCTGTCACGTCAGAGATATAAACACAATGGAGAGGAGTATAGACGCAAGGAGATAGAAATAATACAGAGAGATGATGAGATCATAGCACTCAATCCAGTAGCAGA